AAGTAATACTCTAACTAATATGTCGTTAGCTGTCGAGCCATGGCTCCAAAAGAAATCAGCGTTTAGCCTGTATGTGTTAGTTCCAGTAGACTCTGTTACAGTAAAAGGTAGTTCATCATAAGTAACAAAGGAGTTTCCTGTAACAGTCACAGTTGCTATTCTCGTTGTACTGTCTGCGTCTCTTCCGAATACTACTGAATTTAGTTGTGTTTGCAGTTTTCCTATTGCAACAAGTATAGAATCCGATGCTGTTACTAGTGTTGTGTTCGCAAAGGATAATCCAGTTAAGATGGTTGACCTAACTGTTTCAGCAAAGTCGTTGATTGTTGACGATAGTTGAGTCCCTGTGTGATTAGATCTAGCTCGATTATTAGTATCCCTTACGTTCAGTTGTGCAGGAGTTTCATAGCCTTGCGGATTAGAGTTGTTGTACTTTAGGTTCAATGCTGTTTGTGTTGCTGTGGATATTGGTTTGTTTAAATCACTTGTGTTATCTACGTTTCCTAGACCTACATCTGTTTTGTCTAGTTGAGAGTTTACCCAAAATGATCCATTATATTGCAAAACTTCTCCAGTTGTCTGAGTCGGTACTTGAACATCAGTAAGCTCATCTAAGGTTAGGTTCATTAGTGTGCTTATTGGAACTTTAAACCAAGCACAAGGTCTAACGTCTACTGCGCCTCCTCCAGTTACCGTTCTAAAGTTTACGACATCTCCTGCGATATATTGTACCGGAGCAGGCAATTCTACAAAACCCGAGTTATTAGATTGTAAACCTGTGGTTGCCACGTTTGTGTTGTTTTGAGTTACGGCTATTTCTGTGTTCGTTCCTGAAGTTTCAGCTTGATACGATACAGCAAACAATCTAGCATTTACTGGTATAGTTACGCCTATGTTTCCTGTTGATCCGTTTCCGAATGAAAACTCTAAACTATTATTAGCTAGTCCTCCGTTTTCTTCAGCCCATATAGCAAATATACCAAATTCGTTTGGAGTAACAGTTAACTCTTCTAGTGCGCTTCTTACGTCTTTTGAAACGAAACTAGAACTGTCTAATCTTACAGAATTTGCAAAATTAGGGAATGAAACGTAGTTAATTCCTTCTGTCGATGATAGGTCAGAAACGCCATCATTTACTACAACCTCTCCTGCGTTTATAAGAGGAGTTAATTCTAGTACGGAATCTACTGTTGCTAGAGATATGTAATCTTGTGCATTTATTTCTATTTCACCCAATGCTGGAATGTCTATTCCTAAAACATTAAGATCTATGATGGTCCCCGTGGTGTTTTTTAATATCTTAGACATTAAGAATTACTCCCAGATAAGTTTATACCAACTACCACATTTTTAGCTGATCCTCCAGTTAGCCTAACCGCTAACTGCCTACCGGTAGTAACAGGTACTGATATTGTTCCACTATCTCCTACCTTAGACGACGTTACTGAGATTGTAGTTAGTATTGTTAAATTGGCGGAATCTCCCTCGTGTTCGTATATTGTGAGAGTATAAGTATTTAAGTTTTCAGTTGATATATAGATCCTAACAATATTTGCATTATTAAACGTGACAGCGCGACCCGATCTATTTGAAGAAACTCCTTCGTTACGGAGCCATGTATTTGCACTTATGTTACCAGATCTTCCCCATGAGAACCCCGGAGAAGCCGATGTTGCAACTTTAGTACTAAGTTCTTCAATAGCACCCTGTACATCATCGGAAGCAAATCCATTACTATCGTTATCAAAAGGAATAGATTCTGCAACCTGAGATTTTTTTATCATCCTAGATCCGTCACAACGACATCTACCGTTCCACTGTCAGTGATCATAAAAACCGATTGCCCTTTAATTGCAATTTCAATCCATTGTTTTTTTAAAAGAGGTTCTCCTGATGCAACCGTTAATCCCGTTGGACCAACGTATACAGTCTTTGTTCCCTTATTATAGATTCTAACAAATTCTCTTTCATCAATGTTAGTTGTGGCTCCTATAGCCTCTACTTGAACAATACCTACCGAAATTACTTCTTGCTCATATAGATCAGAGTTAGTGTCATCAAATTCTCCAGATACTTGTATGCTCATTTTATTTTGTCCGTTTTCTTGTAGTTTTTGGTTTTTTTATTTTTTCTAATTCTTCTTTTAGAAGTTTGTTTTCTTGTTTTAATTCTTCTGCAAATTCAACTACTTTACTGTTTTCTTCTTTTACCGCCAAACAAAGCTCATCATAAGACATTTCTATTTGAAGTGCATTCGCTATTTTACTCTGCAAATCCTGAACTAATTTAAAGGAATGATATGCTTTAGATACGTCTTCACAATCTAAATTATCTAATTTTACGTTTTGTGCTATTAATTTTAATAGATAACCACTAACTAAATGATCCGACTTTACAAACTTCATAAACACTCCGAGTTAAATTAAAAATAGGGGCATCTTCATAATACCCCTAAAATTAAAATTATGCAAGTTCTAAAATACGAATATCCGCAGTACCAGAAGCTGAAATTGCATGAAAGTCTAGTCCCGAACCGACTTTCAGTGTAATCGAACCTCTTGCTGGAACTCTAATTCCGTTAGAGATCGTAACACTGGCGTTTCCAAGAAAAACGGCTCTATTATCTAGGTTTTGAATCGTTATCTCTTTCCTTTCGGTTAAAGCTGACGATACTAACTGAGTTGCAACATTTGTAACACTTATTGCAGAAGTAGCAAACCCCGTTGCTGCTCTATCAACCACTTTAAGGTCTGTATTTGTTGACACTCCTGCTAAAGTGGTGCCGTCGCCAATTCTTAGTGAATCAAAGTTAGCCCCAGTGTGTTCAAGTTGAACGTTAAGGTCGCCAGCAGTAATTTGAATATCACCAGTAGCTGATGTTAGTTTCACAGGCAGAGGTTGGTTGTTTGCAGGTGTTATGCTGTCTTCGATAACTTCAACAACAGCGCCATCTAGTCTAAACTTAACCGGACTGTCCAGTGTAGCATTAACGTTAATAGAACCGTCAGCTTGGACATCTAATTCATCACCATCAGAATCAACTATAGAAATACCACCAGTAGATCCTGCTAAATTAACATCGAGCGCTTGTACTGCTCCTGTTGTGTTTGTGTGCGTCAGTAATGTTCCGTCCGAAGAACGAAGATAAGCACCAACAGAATCACTATCTGCAATTTCTGTTGGATCGAAAATTAATTGGTCTTTTCCAATTACACTCATAAAACCTCCCTAAGGTTATGTCCAGTAAACCAATTCTACAGTTTTACCGGGTTTATTTGTTTCAAAGAATATCGTAACGCTAGTTGTTAAAAGGTTATCTTCTGTATATATAATCGCCCTCTTTAATTCAAGAAAACTCCCTGCTGCGTCATATTTTATTTTTAGTTTTGTATCGTTCTCTCTTACTTTTATAGTAAATTTTTTGGTATTATCAGGTAGTGCTATTGATTGTTCAGTATTAGCCAATAGCACCGTCAGGTTTACGATTGTTGGAGTTCTCGAACTTGATTCTAAAGTCACTTCAATAGGACTTGTATCTATAACCTCAAAGGTTTTTTCATAAGGATTATAAACATACTTAATGTCGTTTTGTTGAGGGAAATCGTAAGTCTTTACTAAACTTGAGATACCATCCTGTATTGTATCGAAATTAAACCCCGTATCAAAATCTGAAATACTAGATTGACCTATTACTTCATTTTCTATTTGTATTTTATTACCAAGTAACATTTTAACATTAAACTCTGGTATGTTATTTAAAACGAGTTGACTTGCTAAGGCTGTAATTCCTGCAGGATCATTGAAAGCCACTGGCACTTCTATTCCTGTTCTACCGGGTATTTCAGGATCTACTCCTGTCCCTCCTACATTATACCAAACATAAAATTGTTTTTCGTTCTGTCCCGAGTTAATAAGAAATGTTTTATTATTTAAACTTCCAGCAACATCAGCTAAAGTAGTTAAGTTATATATTCCTCTTTTTTCATCATAGTAAAAATCAGCACTTTCTACTGAGTCATTACCGTCGTAAGCTAAAACAACATGACTCCAATAAGATCCTACGATATTGTCAGTATCGATGACACGTAAAGCGTCCGCTTCTTGAGAGTGAACATTCTTTAAGACCCCTCCGGGGTCTAAGTTACTAGCATACTTCCTTGTTGGTCTACCTACCACTATATACCTCTTTTGCCGAAAGCTGAATAGGATGATCAACTAAAGGGAAATATATTGAGAAAACATCACTCCAGTTTCCGTGAGTTCTTTTTATTAGAAAATCACAGACTAATCCTGCGAAACGCATACTTAAAAAATTACGCTTTAACATCTCGACTTTAACCCATGTTAAAAGTTTTCCAGAGGTATGAGGTCTAGATTTCATGCAAGCAATAATACAAGCTACTCCCAATAAAGGCAAGAGGAGTCCACCTATAATAGGACAGTTTACTGCTACGTACAAAACCCAGTCTCTCGGGTGTATCAATCTTACTTCTTTATCTTTAACGTTATTATAAAAAAACAACTTTTGATTCTTTATTTCAGCCATGATCTCTTTATGAAAAACCCAGTCTTCCCTGTAACTAATTAACATTATGGCAATCAATTGATCAGGAGACATATAAGTGTCTCTTTTGTGAGCAACTCCAAATTCAACGTGTGAGGGGTTTTGCATGAACAACCCTTGTCCTACCCTGCATTTTTCTATAGAACGCTTTAAAATAGCAATTCTGGCTCTCTGATCGTTACCTTTTCTCTCCTCTAAGAGTATATGTTGTAGAGTCCAGAGTAGTCCATTCTCAGCTCCACTTTCATCTGGTTTTGAATTTGTTAGTCCGTATTTATCTATAAACATTATTATCCATTATATATGAGTTACGAGTGCTCTAAATGACAATTCCGTAGATATGTGTCCTGTTATATCAGTAGAATCATACGTAACTTGACCATCGTTGTCTATGTCAAATGTTACCCCAGATAAGTCTCCCAAGCTGGAGTATGAGATTTCCCAGACACCACCACGATTGAGTCCTAAAATCTCGAATGCTTCAAATAGATCCAAAGTTGCATCTCTACTTACTGATACTAAGGCTTTAAAAGACCTAACAACAAGTTTATCAAATAGTAAACCAGTCACATCAAGTCCACTTACGTTGTTTGCTCCTATAAAACTAGTTAGATCTATATCTCCACTAGCCTTGGCTAAAGATCCAGCAGGAGTTGCGTTGTTTATGTATGTCTTTATTGCGTCAACCGACGGAGCTTGATCTGTTTCGTTCCCTGTTGTGGAGTTCACCACTGCTGATGTTTTAGCCCGTGCATCTGTAAAATAAAGGTTAGCGATTCCTTCACTGAGACCATCAGTATCCTCGGCAGCAAAATCTATACCAAATAGCGAACTAAAATTAGAGATAGCTACTTTTTCATTGTCAACTTCTTCAATGGCATCCTGAACGTTGGTTGCTATGATGTCGCCTGCGGGAGTAAACGTAATCTCTGAAGCTTCGTCCTTAGTTAACACTGCAGTATCTACGTAATTTTTTACAGTTAGTGATGTTGGCACTTTCGTATCGTCTGCTGTAGAAAGAGTATCATCTAGATCAATAACTCCTGTTTTGAAATTATCTAACTCGATATTACTGACTGTATTACTATCTAGGTCTATAGTTTTATTGAGTAAGGATTGAGTATGGGTTGTCGTTGCAATTTCTCTTAGATCGCCAACTTCGCCCACTTTCATTTTAGAAGTAAGAGTTGAATCGAACCCCAAAGCAACGTTAGTTGCATCCGACATTTCAACAGTTAGACCGGCAGTGCCTAAATCGGCAGAGACTTCAGTTCCTCCATCGTTTACTGTAATATTTGCATCAGAGACATCTAAATTAGTCGAGTTTATTGAAGTTGTTGTTCCATTGACAGTGAGATCACCAGTTACAATCATGTCTTGAATGCCAGTAACATTGCCAGAATCGTCAACAGTAATTGACGTTTGTTCCATGTCAACCCCAGTAGTTCCAACAGATTTTAATAATCTATTATCTGCAACTGGAGATATTCTGTTTACTTTTTCATCTAATCCATCTTGTATTTTCTGAGAAGACCATAAAGTTGATGTTGTTGTTTGCGCGTCATCCTGTACTCTATGTTCTTCTATTTCAAAATTTAAAAGAAGGTCATGGTCAATGACAGTTTCATCAACATCTAAAACTAGGGTCTCGTTGCCAAATGGGTTGCCTATTGATTTGGTTATTTTTCCTGATAACGCAGGTTGTATTTTATCATCTAAGAATCCAGAGCTACTATCAGAGATTCTAGTCTTAACTCGAATGTCAGTGCCACCTGTAGCTAATAGATCTATTCCAAGTCTTTTGTACGTGTTTGCCATGTCCTAATGCCTCCGCTTACCTGAAAACTCAACTACTTCGATATCACACGAACCGCTATTAATAACAAAAGCAACTCTAATGTAATTAACACCCATTTCAGAAACATCCCAAATATGAGTTCCTGTTGCATCGGTTACATTCTGAACAGACTCATCAATCCTAGAAAAACTTTGACCATTAGTTGAAACCTCTAGGTAAAGGTCCATATCAAGTCCTACTCCATTCAAATAATCAACTTGAACCGAAAACGTATTCTCAACACCAGATATATCATAATCTTCAGTTGTAGTGTCAGAACTAATAGATTCTGGACCTTCTAGTATTTTCTTTTTTACAATAGCGTCAAGAAAGTTACCCATTATGATTCCTTCTTAAGTTTTTTAGTGACATAAGGCATCAAACTAACTAAGGCTAGTCCTATATCATTAGCCCCTAGTGCAGGGGTTACCATGATCTTCCCTAGCATTAATATTGCTGCGATATTTGAGATAGACAGGTTATTTTCATTATCTAGTATTCTAAAAAACCTACCGACTCTTTTAATCTTTTCCATATGCGTATATTCCCTATTATCTATTAACCTTTGGTATTTACTTATATTTTACATTTTCTTTTGACAACTCTTCTTTTTTTGTTATAATAAAAGACACGATGTGGTTGAGTATGCTAATTTCACTTTTGGTCACATTAGCTTTTCGACACATAGATTACAGTTTTATTGTACAGATGTGACACATTGTGGATTATGTATAACTTTCATATCCGGGTATATGTCTAACGGATTCCACCCACTTCTTCCACCCATCAAACTCCATCAGCTTACGTTCTAATTTACCCTTTTTTATATCTTCTGGTAAATTACGTAAATATTCTCTATACTTCCTATATTCTTTTCTCTTGTTAGAATCTAGAGGATTGTCAGCAAGTTGAGTCCAGTCGGTTTCTTTTAAAAGAACATCCCTGTCTTCTCTTAAACGTCTCAGCTCTAGTTTTAGTTTGTCTTCTTCACATGATATGCTTAAGTTTTCTAAAAGCTTTAAACGTTTTTCTGCTAACTTTTTATCTTCTTCTTCTAGTATATATTTCTTAAAGTACTCGTATGGTTGATACTGAGGAGCTGCTGTTACCAACAACTCCTCGATATCATCTAACGCCTCAAATCTTTTGGTCCACTCAGCAGTATCCAAGACGTATTCCTTTATTCTTCCCAACTAGACCATTTGTCTAGAGGGCATTTTTCTTGTCTGATTAAGCTCTTAGCTTTTATAAAACAAAAACACTCTCCACATTGTCCTGTAGCTTTTAGCCTAGGACACCCTGCGCAAATTGCTCTTCTTTCTTCTTTAACAGCTTCTGGTACAGATTGATCTACTCCAGTAGCTGCGTTCTTAGCAATAGTAAATAGTGACTTCATACCACCTTTAATCTTGCTCATTTAGTAAACCTCTCATTTGCTCAAGTAGAGGTTTTAGTTCTGTAGGGTTATTAGTTTTACCTAAGAACTCTTCGTCTTCTGGGTTAACAAAATAAAAAGAAGGAGCAGCGTAGATAGGCTCTAGTATGTCATTGCCTTCTTCGTCTTTTAGCACCTTTGAAAAAGGACGACCTGAGTGGTTTTTTAATACCTCACCTTTGTCGTCTTTTAAGTATTCTTTTGCAGGCTCTAACTCTGCATGAGCTATGTAAAGCTCAATCTTGTCTACAGGAAGAGATGCCTCAGTAAAGGTAAACTCTTTGTATTCGTTTTTTAGCTTCTCGAAAAGTAGCTTAGCTGCATCGCAAGCTCGACACCCTTCTAGTTGATAAAAAACGACCTCCATGCTACTCATATTACCTGACCTTTGTGATTTTTAACTGAGTATAAACTTCACTTACTCCAAAGTTTGAAGCGAGACCAAAGCCTGATGTTGACTGAGTTCTGCTACATCGGTGTTGAATTTCAAACACCTTAGCTACACTAATATTTAGTACTCCTTTGAATGGCGAGTTTGTCGGCATTGCCACGGAACTACTAGCATCATCTCCTCTAGCAGTACCGCCAATAATGCTATCAACTGAGTCTGTAATATTTCTAACTTTTGTTTTATGAATGTTAACAAAATAAGCAGGGCCATATCCCTCAATGGTGTATTTGCCCGAATCTAAAGTAAGTTGATTTGAAGATAGCGACAAGAAATAACAGTCTCCCTCTAGGGTATTTATATCTCTAGTTCGCCACGCTCCTGATGTAAAGGTTCCCCCTGCGCTATCGTTTATCTTAACGTCTTTAACGTAGCAAGTAGGTTGATCAAGACCGTTAGGAAATACCATCGTTCTCTCGGTTTCTTTTATGTAGTCGGGTGCCATTTTCGTAATTGCGCAATGGTAGTTTCCGTCTACGTCAACATCGGAGCTGGCAATATATGTCCTTACGTCAAAGCCAGTTGTCGTTACATTTTTTATCTCTGCATTTACGTTCCCAAAATCATCACTTGTGCATCTTACAGATGGAATCTTTGTTAAGGATAACCCTGGGTATGCTATAGAGGTGCTTCCTGTGGCAGACCTAGATACTCCGAAGGTTCCGACAATGGACTCTTCGCTAATGACGGCTGTTCCATTATTCGTTACCCAAAAAGCAAAATCATTCTCCACGCTGCTAGAATCTGTGCGCCCCATTACCACTACACCTTGGGCTGAGTCTGACCAGCCTGCGATTGGTACTTCAAGCCAAAAGGTCTGAGCCTCACCTGTACCAAAAACCGTACCACCAGTTACGGGGGAAGTTTGTACCGTTGAAACTGTCCTGTCGCTTCTCCCAAGTTCAATAAACGAGTCGCCCTTTGTAGCCAAGAAATGGAGATATGTGTTTGAGTTACTTGCTCTTAATAGCCTTCCCGTAGGGACAACTAGAGCGGTTTCCCCTCCGACTGTTAAACCATTAGGTAGACCGAGCTGAAACAAACTTCCTGTAGGTGTACCAGTTGTAAAAGTCCCTCTTATTTTCATATTAGAGCCACTTCTCATCCACTCGATTGCGACGAGGGAGGGGGTGCCTATACCTTGAAAGACTGGAGTATAGGACTCCCACTCCGAACTAGCATAAACATCTGTAGGGGCAAGAGGGTTAACCTTAAATTCGACGTCATCAATAGTCAACACTGCACCAATATTCTCAGTGATAACTTGAATACCATAACGCATTTCGGTACAAGTTTCTGGTATATTAAATACCAATTCAGTAGGCTTAACTGTTGCATTTGCTCTTAGTGGAGCAGAGGCTATAACCGCAGAATTAGTTACATCGTATACAATTAAATCTACTTCATTATTGTTACCAGTGTATGTAGAGGAGATGTTAACTCCTGCTAATTGTCCACGCTCTTTGATATCTACAGCAAAGGCAGGAAAAGCGAAATAGTCCATAGATGAACCAGCTACTTGAGTGTATTTTATACTACGATCTCCTTTTAAAGGAGATACTTCTTCGTTAACAGGACTCGCAGAGGCAACTCCTCCACCAAGAAACGCTGCATCACTACCAGTGGTAGCATCAACAGCTTCTGTTTGTTCAAACCTCTCTACGTGGAATATATCAACTCCACCAACACCAGAACCTCCGATTGAAATTAATTCAGCATCAACAACTTGGTACATTTGTTTTTCATCAGTTGCAAAGACAATTTGACCGTTTGAAGCACCAATAGCATAAACCTCTAAGTTTACTTTAGTATCTTGTTTTACATCACTTCTAATGGGCGTTTCTAAAGACGCGCCTTGTATCGTTTTACTTGTGAGTGTTTGCGAGTCGGTAGTTCCAACAACGTCGCCAGTTACACCGTGAACTCCAGAAGTATCTCCCGTATGAGATGTTAGGTCTGCGTTAGTAGCTCTGGTATCAATATCAGTTTGAAGTTCATTTACAGCTTCTTGCATATCAGTCGCAACTAAATTACCAGAAGGAACATTAGAAATAGCTGAAGCGTCATGAGCATCTACAGCATCCGACAAGTGATCAGATAACCCAGAAGCAGCATCAGAAGCAACAGTTTCGGTTGTGTCTAGTCTTCCCTCAACTTCATCAATGGCACCTTGAACTTGAGTAGCAGCAAGTCCTGATGTTGTATTAACATACTCTATGGCTGACGCAGCATGAGCGTCCGTAGCATCGGTTATGTGAGCGTCTAGTTGTCCAGATGTAGCTCTGGTATCAATATCAGTTTGAAGTTCATTTAGAGCACCCTGAGCGTCTGTGGCAGCTAGGTTTCCTGAGGGGGTGTTTGTGATAGCGGAAGCTGCATGGGCGTCAGTTGCGTCAGCAATATGGTCATCTATATCAGATTGGGCAGAATCTCCAGATCCTTGAGCAGCAGCAGCACTGTTAGCAACGTTATCAAGAGCAGCTTGAACATCAGTTCCAGCCACATTAGGATTTGTGTCATCAAAACTGATCTCTGAAGCGTCATCCTTGCCTGCGATAGCAGAAGCAACGTGAGTTCTAACTGCAGCAGCAGAGGGAAGTTCAGTATCAGTTCCTGCAACACTGATATCGGTAGTCAAAACTCCTGATTTTAGGTTGTCTACTTCTAGGTTAGACACTGTTGCAGTATCTGCGTCAATTGTAACTGAATTGTCTGCAGAACTTAGAGTTTTGTTACTTAGTGTTTGCGTTTGATCATTCGTGACAATCTCTCTTTCAGAGCCTTCAGTAAAAATCTTTTGTTTACTATCAGCAGAGTCGTTACGAATTTCACCTTCTTCTGTTGCAGCAGAAGTAGTAGGCTTTGTTATAACGCCTTTTGTGAATCTTTTCGATTTAATTGTCATTTATTTCTCCGTTATAAATCTATTGTTTGGGCTTTAAAAAGTATCAATGATGAAACGTGATCAGTTAAGTCACTGGAAGTATATGTGAATTGCCCACCTGAGGTTATATCTAGATTAACTCCAGTGTCATCACCAGTTGATTCGATACTAATTCTAAAATCAGCACCATTGAAATTTCCATATATTGGACCAGATTCAGTAATAACGGAAGCTCCGCTATCAAAAGTTCTGATTACGAGATATTCAACATCTATATGTTGAACTTCACCTGTGTTAAATACTAATCCGGGGATGTTTTGAGGAGTTATAGAATTGTTTGCTAGGTTTGCTGCACTTATCAATATATCATTTGGTCCTAAGAAATTGGCAAGAGCCGCTGTTACACCTTCTGCCCATGCTGTGGCGTCTTCTCCGTGACCGTTACCTTCACCTTGAACTGGATAATTATATGTAGTATTACCTATTTGTAACTTGATTGACATAGTGGACCTTTTAATATTCTCTAATACTAGTTGTTAAATAATACGAAAAGAGGGGAACAGAACGCTCCCCTCTTGAACTTGAATACAGGACGTATTCTATTATGATTTAATGAATGTGAGTAGTACTGTTTTACCGGGACAACAGGTAAATAACGCTTGATCTGTGTACATTCTCATTTCGTAACCGTTAAAACCTTCCATTAACTTAAGGAATTGACCGCCTAGACCCGGACGCTCATAAGTAACATCGGAAGAACCGATTCTCATGAAGTCTTTCTCACAGATCATGTAAGCATATCCTTCTTTACAGTAAATAGTAGAGCTGATGCGGATAGTACCGTTTTGAGCAGTAAACTCAAGTTCTTTTGAACCGTTTTTTA